CATTCTTTTCTCCAATGGATAGGGAGCCGAAGCCCCCTACCAGTTTACATTACGACGCCACAAGTGGTACAGAATACCACTGCGTAGCCGACGAAGCGACCAACATTGTACTAGTGAGGTTAGTAATGCTGTAACTACCGTTGGCGGCTACAGCGTTAATAGCACCGCCAGTAGCTGGGTAAATTAACAACGCACCAGCAGCGGTGTTCTTTACGATCACAACTGCACCAGCAACTGCTGTAGGAAGACGCACACCTTTAGTACCGTCTGCCGCCGAAACGACATTCAGCCCCTCGGACAATGCGGCTGCATTACCTTGGTTAGCACCTGCGGCAGCAACTGCTGCAACAGGAAGACGAACCGAACCAGTAACGCCACCAGAAGCAGTCAATGCACCGGTCACAGTAAGCGTCTGCAAAACTGCTTTGCCGCTATTGATCGTTACATTGTCTTGGGCAATACCTGTATAGACACCCATAATATTCTCCTTGAGAAACGGGGGCTAGTGCCCCCGCGGGTTAGCTGACGTTAGCAACAATCGCGAACGCTTTCACGACGCAGTTGGTGGGGGCGGCAGTATTCAGAAGAATATCAATCGTGTCAGCCGAAGTAACAGCCGTTGGGTTGGCAAGTGCCTCGATACCATAAGCCAAAGCGTTTGAAGCTAAGTCATTTGCATAAGCATTAGCAGCAGCAGGAGAGCCGCCAGTAAAGCCTAGATCAAACGTAGCTGTCGTGTTAACTGTTTCTGCGGAAATAACTCGCAGACCAGCAGTCAAAACAACAGACCCAGCGGGCAACGCAATAACTTGTAATGTATCAGCCGCAGCCAAAGCTGTAGCACCGGAAGCAAGACGCGCAGCAACAATCGCAGCAAAATCCAACTCAACCTCAAACTTCGAGACTTCGGTTGTATTTGCTGGGAAGGCAGCAGTGCCCTTGTTAAAACCTAAAGTATCAGTATAAGCAGCCATTTTAATTTCCTTTAAATGTGGTCGCGAAGGGGGCCGAAGCCCCCGTCATTTAGAAGCTGACAACAGCCTGAGCCAGAGCTTCGCCTTTGACAACCTTGTAACCGTAGACCTGCAAGCCACGGATGATGTTGCCGAAGGTGGACTCGGAGCGAATAGTTTCCATGTTTGTCATCTGTGAAGCAAACGTGAAGCCCATCTTGTGGCCAGCAACGATGCTGTATTTGCCAGATGAAACATTCAGGTTATGACTCACGTAGATGGTGAAACGATCAACCATACCGAGGCGGCCGTTGCGAACGATAGACATACTGTCACCGGTCAGCGAAGCATCCTTGAGCTCGGACTTCTTAATCAAACCAGCCATCTTGGCGGGGATAACTACGAAGCGATTACCTTCAGGAGCGTTAGCCTCATCCAACACTGTGCCGAGGTCAACCAAAAGGTCAACAACGGAAGTGGTGCTTGATGCGCCATCCTTAGTAACAGTCAGCGGAGCGCCGGTTGTACCGAGGTTAAACGACAAAGTCTGCTCGCCAGCGGTTGCGCCCTTGTTAAAGGCACTGATACCGGGGAGGATGTCGGTCAACACGCGCTGGTCGATCTTGATCTTCATACGCTCGGAAGCGTCCTTTGACCATGTATCCATCAGGTTAATGTCGGACTGAACCTTATCCACATCGTCTTCCACGCAAGCGAAGTATTCGCCCTTGTCGATCACGAGTTGGATCTTTGGCTTGTCTGGGTTTTCTACGGTCAGGCTTTGGCCTTTCACGTAGTCACGGATTGTGATTTCTGGTGTAGTACGGATATTAACCGTGTCACCATACTGGCGAATCTCGCCTTCGTAGTCAGTGTTCGAGATTGCTGCGAGCACGGTGGCATCGTAGAAGTTCTCGATCAGTTTGCCTGACCAGATTTCGGGGATAAAGTTGCCGCTATAATTTGGGCGGCCGGGGGAGACGGGAAAAGACATGATGTAAATCCTCTAATTACGCGTTAACTTGGATGCGATTCTCACGCTGTGCAGCGAAGATGTCGCGTTCAATTCGATTTCGCTCTTGCTCGCGGCCTTTGAAACGTCCTGCTCGAACATCGTCAAAGAACTTTTCGATGTCTTGCGGGCTGTATATCTTAGCCTTGTTTGGATTGGCGGGTGCTCCGGTGCCTCTTGAACGACCGGGGGAAACCTGTCTCTCCAACTCTGATTGGGAGTTCGATCCTGTGGATTGAGCAACGGTAGCTTGACCAGTATTCTCAAGCCAAGTACGGAAGAAGTTGGCGACTCGGCGCGCATCAAGCCCGCGTTGTGCGTCATCAAGATATGTCTGGCGGGTTATGCCAGTCAGTGGATCGGCCTCCAGCAACCATGATTGAAATGACTCATTACCGTTAATCTCACGGTAATTAGGAATCACGGATGCAAGGTCGGCCCAGAACTGCTGCTCGGATGATAACTGCTGGCGGTGCGCAACGGCTTGCATTTGCGGCACAACCTGTGTTTGCATCTGCTGCAACATCTGCTCAATATGTCCGAGGCGTTGGGCAACGGGGATTAACTCCTCGCGCGACACCCGGCGCATCACATCAAGCGACTCTCCATACTCCTCAACGTCACGCTCGGAAACAAGTTTCTCTGCCTGAGTAGGTTGTGAAGTGGAAGCCGACTGCTGTGCTGAGAGCGAAGCAAGCAACTGTTCCATACTCTGTACGCGCTGTTGCATCTCACGGTTCTGCTGGTGCAAACGGGGAACTTCAGCGTTATACATACCTTGTAATGTCCGATACTTCTGGACGATAGTTTCTTCTGGCGTATTGTCATCACCCGACTTCTGCTCACTCGTGGGTGACGGAGCCGCAGTATTCGCGTCAGCGGTCTCGTCGGCGTAAGAAGAAGTATTAGCGTTTTCAACGGGCGGAACGGTACCATCGGCCTCACCTGACGGTGTGCCTGTGTTGTCGTCCGTGTTGAGTTGCTTATACAACTCTTGAACTGCCGCGGTCTGTTTGCGAATTTGCTCTGGAAGTGCCATGTTGAACGCTCCTAACGGTGTGCGTGATTAGACGGCGAGTTACATTATAACTTTGCCGCTACGGCAGGGGTTTCTTTAGCGAACTCAATGAGCTCGACTAACATCTGGCAGCGCCCCTGAAACAGTGCCGGATTATCTATTGCGTAGGGTAGCCGCTTGAGTTCATGCACGAGTAGACCATCAAGCCACTCCAGAAGTTCTGGGTGTTGACGAACTGACATTGCCAGTCCTTTGATGATCCGTGGCTCGGGCTTAATCATGCTGCCATCCCACTGACTCTACTACTGACCGTGTTACCTTCTTGTCCACCTTTGGGGGAACCATCTGGCTGCGTTGGCGTACCCTGCTCAGCCGGAGCTTGTTGCGCTGCAACCGCTTGAGCCATTGCTTGGATACGAGTCTGGTAGCCGGACTTCTCCCGAGATGGAACAACATCGTCCACGGACATCTGCAACCCCTTGGCAATCTCACGTAAGATACTTGCCCTTCCCTCCACTCCCATGATTTCCATATCCACAGGATTGGCAGTTGCATTGAGGAATTCAATTCGGCGTACGTTAACTGTTTCTTTGACCGCAAGGTTAATTGCACCCTTGGCCATCACAATAACATCGCCCTTAATAGCTTCGTCTTCGTCGTATCTCATATTGTATACGAACTGACGCATGACAATTGGTTTGACTACATCAGTGTCAATGTGCATGACGACTTGTCGGATACCCTTGCCCGCAGCACCCATTAGCATGGACAGGCCAGACGATGTACGCCCCGCGCCCTGCACGTTAAGGTCGCCGTAGACGTAAGCTGGAATACCGGAGTGATCGTCAGCCAAGCGACTGAACTTCTCATACACACCCATCAACTCGTTGGCACGTGAATCAGGCTGCGTAAAACGAATCGCTGGCGCACTCGACCCGACTGGATCGTTAATCGTCTGCCAGATCTTCCAAGGCGACAACGTAGTGATGTCTTCGTTGGGAGGTAGGCGCTCGACGTTGACCTCGACCTGTGGGCCGGAGGAGATACCCATGTTGTTCACCAAGGCGCGCGCAGCGGCGTTACAGACGCTTTGGAGGTCTTCGATGATCTCAGGTATGCCTTTACCCCAGAACGCGCCGGGGCACTTGATAAACGATGTCTTGGCATATGGTTTCTCACCAAGGGGATCGTAGTTCAGGACAGCCTTGATGACATAGTTACCCACGAGCCAGACGTTCGCATCGTACTCGCGCGCTGGATCAGGGACATCTTCTTCATCCAGACCCCACTCGATAAGCATCTTACCCGAAACTTTACCCCAAAACTCAAGGGCATCGAACTCAGTCGTCGGACGCATATAAGCGTAGTACTTACGCTCCTCCTCGTCCTTCTGAAGTTCCACATCTTCATTGATCCACGAGGTGCCGTTGCCGTTCT